ATGAGCAGCATGAGAAACCTTTGCTTTGGTTTGCTGGCGTCAGCGCTGACGACCGCGCTCGCTGGCCCGGCAGTGGCACAGCAACCCTCTGCCAAACCCAATATCCTCGTCATCATGGGCGACGATGTCGGCTGGTTCAACATTGGCGCATATCACCGGGGCATCATGTCCGGAAAGACGCCCAACCTCGACAAGCTGGCCGCCGGCGGCATGATGTTCACCGACTACTATGCGGAAGCAAGTTGCACCGCAGGCCGGGCGAGTTTCATCACCGGTGAAATTCCGCTGCGCACCGGTTTGACGACGGTCGGGCAGGCGGGCGCTGATGTCGGCATGCCCGACAAGGCGGCAACGATCGCCGCCGCGCTCAAGACCGAGGGCTATGCGACCGGCCAGTTCGGAAAGAACCATCTCGGCGACCTGAACAAGTTTCTGCCGACCTTGCATGGCTTCGATGAGTTCTTCGGCTACCTCTACCACCTCGATGCCATGTCCGATCCCTATTGGTATTCGTTCCCGAATGACCAGTCGTACCGTGACAAGGTCGGGCCGCGCAATCTGGTCCACAGCTTCGCAACGACCACCGACGACGCCACCGTGCAGCCGCGCTGGGGCAAGATCGGCAAGCAGAGGATTGTCGACGAAGGCCCCTTGGCCCCGTACCCCGACATGTCCAACGTGCCGAACATGCATGACATAACGCCCAAGGCCAAATACGACATGGGTACTTTCGACGACGTGCTGGTCAAGGCGTCCTGCGACTTCATGGACAAGGCCAAAACAGACGGCAAACCGTTTTTCGTCTGGCACAACACGACGCGCATGCACGTCTGGACGTTTCTGTCGCCCAAGTACCAGGCCCTCATGAACAGCGAGAGCAACTACGGCCTTGAAGAAGCCGGCATGGCGCAGCTCGACGACAGCGTCGGCGCTATCATGAAATGCGTCGAGGATGCAGGCGAGACCGACAACACCATCGTCATTTTCACGACCGACAATGGCGCAGAGGTGTTCACCTGGCCTGACGGCGGCATGACCCCGTTCAAGGGGACCAAGGGGACCGTGATGGAGGGTGGGTTCCGCGCACCGGCCATCATCCGCTGGCCGGGCAAGGTCAAGCCGGCAACGGTGGAAAACGGGATCTTCTCCGCCCTGGATTGGTTCCCCACCCTGGTGGCAGCGGCGGGAAATCCCGACATTACCGACGAGTTGCTCAAGGGCGTGAAGCTCGGTGACGCGACCTACAAGAACCATCTCGACGGCTACAATCAGCTGGACCTGCTGATGGGCAAATCACCGTCCGCACGCCATGAGTTCTTTTACTTCGGTGGCCCGCAGCTCGGGGCGGTTCGCATCGACGACTTCAAGTACCAGTTCTTCCAGCAGCCGCAGGGTTGGCCGGGTGCGAAGGTCACGACTGACATGCCCACCATGGTCAATATCCGTCAGGATCCCTTCGAGCGGACGCCGTCGATTGGCGAGCAAAGCCTCAACGACCTTGGGGGAGGCTACATGAACGACTTCTTCGCGCGTGAGTTCTGGCGTTTCGTCAGTGTTCAGCAGGAAGTCGGCAAACTTGCACTCACGGCGATTGACTATCCGCCGATGCAGGACCCGGCCTCCTTCAACCTGGAGGCCGTAAAGAGACAGATCGACGCGGCGATCAAGAACAAGCCGGGCAACTGAGCAGAACCTCGACGAGACAACGGGCGGCCGGAGGGCCGCCCGTCTGCTTTCTCGAAATGTGCGCTTTAAAAGGCCTTCGCACCGGGAACGGACGCTGATGATGTCTCGTTCGTTCCGGCTCCTCTTGAGCCCCCTGAGATGGCGACAGGCGCTGCGGCATGAAAGCCGCTCCGAAACCTTGGGAATCACATCATGAAACTCCGATCCTTGCTGCCGTGGGGCTCCCCGGCGGTCCGCAATCCCGTGCCCGAGAAAAAAGCGGCCGCAAGCGTCGTGTCGCTGGCCGCGGACGGTCGGGCGAGCTGGACGGGGCGCTCCTATGCGGCGCTTGCGCGTGAAGGCTTCATGCGCAATCCGGTGGCGCACCGCTGCGTCAGGCTGGTTGCGGAAACGACGGCCTCCGTGCCGATGCTGCTCTACGAGGGCACCCGCGAGCGGCCGGATCACCCGCTGCTGGAACTCCTCCGGCAGCCGAATGCGCACATGGGCGGCCCGGATTTCTTCGAAGCGCTCTATGGCCATCTGCTGCTGTCGGGCAATGCGTATGTCGAGCCGCTTGATGTCGGCGGGCAGCTGCGCGAACTGCACCTGCTCAGGCCGGACCGAGTGAGTGTCGTCGAGGGCCGCGACGGATGGCCGGAGGCCTACGACTATCGCGCCGGCGGCTCGCTGCGCCGGTTTCCGCTCGATACGGGCGGCTTCGGCCTGCTGCACCTCAAGCTCTTTCATCCGCTCGACGATCATCTCGGCTTCCCGCCGCTCGCCGCAGCGCAGGTGGCGCTCGATCTCTCGAATGCGGCCGCGACCTGGAACAAGGCGCTGCTCGACAATTCCGCACGCCCCTCCGGTGCGCTCGTCTACCAGCCGAAGGAGGGCGGCAACCTCTCGCCGGATCAGTACGAGCGGCTGAAGCAGGAGCTGGACGATGGCTATTCCGGTCCCCTGCGCGCAGGCCGGCCGCTGCTGCTTGAAGGCGGACTCGACTGGAAGTCGATGGGGCTCTCGCCGAAGGACATGGACTGCGTGGAGGCGCGAAACGGCGCCGCCCGCGACATCGCGCTCGCCTTCGGCGTGCCGCCCATGCTGCTCGGCATCCCCGGTGACAACACCTATGCCAACTACCAGGAAGCCAACCGCGCCTTCTACCGCCTCACCGTGTTGCCGATGCTGACCCGCACCGCCGCGTCGCTCTCGACCTGGCTGGCCCGCAGCCACGGCGACGGCCTGCGGCTGGAGCCTGACCTGGACAAGGTCGCCGGGCTGGCCTCCGAGCGCGACCAGCTCTGGACACGGGTGGGCAATGCGCCATTCCTGACCGACGAGGAGAAACGGCAGGCGGTGGGGTATTGAGAACCGATTGCGTTGGAGGGGCTTGAAAGCCGCCGGCGGAATCGACGGAAGACGCTATAAATTCATTGTTTTTCAAAGAGATGCATCTGATATCGGAATCCGGATCCGGCCAAGGCGGGCAGCCGGTGTGAGCCTCGGATTCTATCTCCGAACAAATCACCCCAAGCGATTCAAAAGATTCACGGAAACAGTCGAACAGGGCGCCGCAAAGCCCTGGTTCATCGCCTTTGCCGGCGTGTTCCACCTATTCGGAGTGTTTAGCAATGGCCGACTTTTCCAACGATGCCTGGCTCTGGGCGACCAGGGTGCTGGGTGCATCGGCGGGTGCCGCCGTGTCGCTCGTCTATCTCGTGCCGAAGAGCCGGCGCGAGGCGGCGAGCCGGTTCTTCACCGGCCTTGCCTGCGGCACGATCTTCGGCACGCCGACCGGCATCTGGATAGCCGAACGGCTGGCGCTTGCGGACCGGCTTTCGGTGTCCGAGGTGATCCTCTCGGGCTCGGCGGCATCGAGCCTCTGCGCCTGGTGGGGGCTTGGCATCCTCTCGCGCATCGCCGGACGCTACGGCGCACGCAACCGCTAGAGACACTTCGGCAAAAGTGCGCAGCGGTTCTGCGTCCGGAATTGCCCGACCGCGAATTTCCGACAACGAGGAGTATGACCATGACCGCAAGCCGCGCGCTGGCGCGATCACCCGTGGCTGTCGACAGCCGCAAGTTCGTCAATCTGGAGCTTCGCGGGCTGAAGCGCGACGGCAGCTTTTCCGGCTATGCCAGCGTCTTCGGCGAGGTCGATCTCGGCAAGGACGCGATCGAGCGCGGCGCCTTTCGCAAATCGCTCGCCGAGCGCGGGGCGGGCGGCGTGCGCATGCTCTTCCAGCACGACCCGGCCGAGCCGATCGGCGCCTGGAAAACGATCCGCGAGGATAGCCGCGGGCTCTATGTCGAGGGTGTCCTGGCCGATGGCGTCTCCCGTGCCCGCGAGGTCCATCAGCTCCTGAAGAACGGCGCCCTCGACGGACTTTCGATCGGCTTCCGCACGGTCAGGGCGAAGACCGATGCGAAATCGGGCGTGCGGCGCATCCTGGAGGCCGACCTCTGGGAGATCTCGGTGGTGACCTTCCCGATGCTGCCGTCTGCCCGCGTGCAGAACATCAAGAATGCGCGGTGGTTCCGCGACAAGGAGACCGAGCTCGTCCGCGCCATGCGCCGGGCGGCACGGCTGATGCTGAGAGAAACCTTCAGATAGGACCAACCCATGACCGACATGCACACTGCCTTGAAGACGGCGCCGGAGATCAAGGCGGCGCCCGAGATGACCGCCGCCTTCGACGAGTTCATGGAGGCCTTCGAGGCCTTCAAGGAAACCAATGACCGCCGCCTCGGCGAGATCGAGGAGAAGCTGACCTCCGACGTCGTCACCCGCGACAAGATGGACCGTATCAACCGCGCGATGGACGAGCAGAAGAAGGTGCTCGACCAGCTGGCGCTGAAGAAAGCGCGGCCGCCGCTCGGCCGGTCCGGTGCCGCGGGCATCGAGACGACCGAGCACAAGGCGGCCTTCGAGCAGTACATCAGACGCGGCGACGAGACGGGCCTGCGTGACATCGAGGCGAAGGCCATGTCGTCGGGCTCCGGCGCGGATGGTGGCTACCTCGTACCCTCCGAAACCGACAGTGAAATCGGCCGCCGCCTTTCCGTAGCCTCGCCGATCCGGTCGCTCGCGACGGTGCGCCAGGTGTCCAGCTCGATCCTGAAGAAACCCTTTGCGACAACAGGCATGGCATCCGGTTGGGTCGCGGAGACGGCAGCGCGGCCGCAGACCAACAGCGCCCAGCTCGCCGAGCTGTCCTTCCCGACCATGGAACTCTATGCGATGCCGGCGGCGACGCAGGCGCTGCTGGACGACGCGGCGGTCGATATCGAGGGCTGGATCTCGAGCGAGGTCGACACCGTCTTCGCCGAACAGGAGGGTACCGCCTTTGTCAGCGGCGACGGCATCAACAAGCCGAAGGGCTTCCTCGCCTATGCCGCCGTTGCCGAGAGCGCCTGGAGCTGGGGCAGTCTCGGCTACATCGCAACCGGTGCCGCGGGTGCCTTCAGGGCAACCGGCGCTTCCGACACGCTGATCGACACGATCTATGCGCTGAAGGCGGGGCACCGACGGAACGCGAACTTCGTGATGAACCGCAAGGCGCAGGCCGAGGTGCGCAAGCTGAAGGATGCCGACGGGCGCTATCTCTGGCAGCCGCCCGCAATGGCAGGCGAGGCCGCCACGCTGGCCGGGTTCCCGGTGGCGGAGGCCGAGGATATGCCCGATATCGCAGCCAATGCGATGTCCATCGCCTTCGGCGATTTCCGCGCCGGCTATCTCGTCGTCGACCGGACGGGTGTTCGCGTGCTCCGCGATCCCTATTCCGCCAAGCCCTACGTGCTGTTCTACACGACCAAGCGCGTCGGCGGCGGCGTGCAGAATTTCGAGGCGATCAAGCTCATCAAGTTCGCGGAGAGCTGATTTGCCTCGGCGGCACCCCTCGTCCGGCTGCCCACTGTTCTCCCCGAGGGGAGAAGGGACCCGGGGTCGGACGAGGGGGCCACGCGGCGGCCCGTCACCAACGCAAAATTCAGGAATCCATATGACCTACGTACCTATTACCCCGCCCGCCGCGGAGGCGCTGACGCTGGCCGAGGTCAAAGCCCATCTGCGGCTCGACGACGGCAACGAAGACGCGCTTCTGGTATCCCTGATCCGCACCGCCCGCGAACACCTGGAGCGCAGCACCGGCCTCTGCCTGATCGCCCAGGGCTTTCGCGTCTATCTTGATTCAATACCTGAGGGCGGCGTGATTCCGATTGCCAGAGGACCGGTGCAAAGCATTGAAAGCCTGACGCTTTACGATCCATTCGGCGAAGCGGTTGCGCAGCCGCTGGCGGGCCACGTCCTCGACGGAAATTCCCATCCGGCCCGGCTGATCCTCAATCGCATCGTCAACACGGCACGGGCGATCAATGGTATCGAGATCGAGTTCACCGCGGGTTTCGGCGAAAGTGGTGCCGATGTTCCGGATGTGCTGAAGCGGGCGATGCTGATGCATGTCTCCCGGATGTTTGCCTTTCGCGGCGCGGTTGCCGCAGAGGATCAACCGGCCGACACTCCTGTCGGCTACGCTCGCCTCATCGCTCCCTTCGTCATGCGGAGGCTCTGATGCGATCGGTGTTCCTCGATCCCGGCGAGATGACGGCGCGACTGGAGCTGGAAGTGCCTGTGGAGACGTCGGACGGGCAGGGCGGCGCCACTGTTGCCTTCGTGTCGATCGGCTCACTCTGGGCGAGGGTCGAACCTGTCGGCGAGGTGCGCGGAGAACAGGCGGGCGCAGAGGTTTTCACGCTCACGCACCGCATCTGGCTTCGGTTCCGAAGCGACATCAAGGCCGGCATGCGGTTTTCCAAGGGCGCCCGCGTCTTCGCGATCGGCACCTGGCGCGACCCGGACGAAACCGGCTGCTATCTCGTCTGCCTCTGCGAGGAGGAAGGCCGATGACGGCCCTGCAGGTCACATTGCGGAATCTCGCGGAGGTTCTCGCGAAGCTCGCGCGCGATGCCGCACAAAAGAGCGAGAAACAGGGGAGGGCCGGATGAGCGCTGCCAATGAATTGCTTTCGGCGATCCACGCCCGCCTGATCGGGGACACCGAACTCAGCGTTGTGATCGGTCTCGACGGTATCCGTGACAGGTACATGACGGGGGGGAACCTTCCCTGCATCGTGATCGGCGACCTTGCGACCAACGACTATTCGACCTCGACCGAAGCCGGAGAGGAACATCTGCTGACGCTTGAGGTGTGGTCCGAAGCCAGCGGCCGCAAGCAGGCACAGCAGATTGCTGCGTCGATCCGTGCTTTGCTGGCCAATGCGTCCCTGCCGCTTGAAACGCATCTCCTCGTTAACCTGCAGCATGTCGCCACGCTGACGCGGCGGGAAGCGAAAGCGAGGCTCTTTGTCGCCGCGCTCAGGTTCAGGGCAGTAACGGAATCGATGCTCTAGCGCCTCGCACCAGCGTCATCAGCATCAGGACGAAGCCCAGCGACATCGTAGCCAGCGCCGCGCACGTGGCGATCGCCATGCCTGCACCCGCGCGGTCGAGGATGGCGGTGAAGACGACCGGGGCGAATGCGTTCGCGAGATTTTGCGGCAGCGAGAGGCGGGCGGATTGCAGACCGTATTCACGCGGTGAAAACAGGGCGAGCGGTAACAGAGCGCGGGCAACGGTCATTACGCCGGAGCCGAACCCGTAGAGCAGAATGAAGATGATGAGCAGGGGTGTCGACGCCGGCACGGCGAGCATCAGAAGGAAGCTCGAAACCATCAGGCTCACGCCCATTGCGGCACTCAGGATCGGGTTGCCGCGCTTGCCGAGCAGCATGTCCATGAACCGCGCCGAGATGCCGATGACGCCACGCGCCGAACCGAGTTGCAGCGCCAACGCCGGGGAGGCGCCGGACTGGCGGAAGATCTCCAGCAGCGAGGGCGACAAGCCGAATGTGACGAAGGTCGAGACCGTGGTCGCAGCTGCGATCAGCAGAAAAGCCTTGCGCTGTGCTTTTGGCGAAAGCGGCACCGGCGCGGCTTGGACGGCAGCGCCGTCAGTATGGCGCGCGATCGGCTTCGGCAGTGCAAACAGGTGCAACGGCAGGCAGATGAAGAGTTGCAGGGCCGCGCAGATCAGGAATGTGAGCCGCCAGCCGACGGTTTCGTTGAGAAGGCTGAGAGCGGGCCAGAAAATCGCGCCTGAAAGACCGGTGAAGAGCATCAGGATCGCGATCACGCGTTTGCTGCCGGCCCCCTCGCGTTCGACGACGGCGGTATAGCAGGATGCGGACAGGCCGAACGCACCACCGGCGCCGATTGCGATCCAGGCCAGCACGTAGAGCACGATCCCGTTTGCGGCGGCCAACAGAAGCAGCCCGATCGTGAAGGTGATGGACGCGGCGGCAAGCACACGAGCGGCGCCGTAGCGCCCTAGCCAGCGGCCTGTTGCCGGGCCTGCAATGGCGCTGACGACCATCATGATCGTCAGGCCGCCGAACACGACCTCGTTCGGCAGGCCGAGATCGGGTGCGATGACCCGGCCCATGACGCCCAGCATATCGAAGCTGGTGCCCCAGCCGATCAGCTGCGTCACGGCAAGGACGGCGACCGTCTGCGCCGAGCGCAGGGAGAAAGATGCAGACATCGGCGGCGGGATGCTTTGACGCATTGAAGAGCAGAAGACAGGCGGTCTCGTAGCAGCTAGGCCGGCTGGTTGAAAGTGACAAGTTGATGACATTGGCGGGCGTCCTCGAGGGCGCCTTTTTCTTTGAAAGGAACGACGCGATGGCAGCGCAAAAGGGCAAGGACCTGCTTCTCAGGATATTCAACGGTACAGCCTATGAAGCGGTCGCGGGCTTGCGCTCGAAGCGGCTCGCCTTCAACGCCGAGACTGTCGACGTGACGGACGCGGAAAGCGTCGGGCGCTGGCGCGAATTGCTGGGCGGAGCGGGCGTCCAGCGCGCTTCCGTGTCCGGCGCCGGAATTTTCAAGGATGCCGTCTCCGATGGTCTGGTGCGCGGTGCCTTCTTCAATGCCTCGATCCTGAGCTGGCAGATCGTCGTCCCCGGTTTCGGCACCGTCACGGGACCCTTTCAGGCCACCGCGCTCGAATATTCCGGCCAGCACAATGGCGAGGTGATGTTCGAACTGGCGCTGGAATCGGCCGGCCCCATCAGCTTCGGAGCGCTTTGATGCGGCCGGCGGGTGCAAGGGCGAACCGGCGCCGCGGCGAGATCGAAGCGGTGATCGATGGCGAAACGCGGATCCTCTGCCTGACGCTCGGCGCGTTGGCCGAACTCGAGACGGCATTTTCCGTTGATAGTCTCGCGGGTCTTGCGGAACGCTTCGCCGACGGCCGCCTGAAGGCGGCCGACATGATCCGCATCATCGGCGCAGGACTTCGCGGCGGCGGCAACCTCTATTCGGATGACGCGGTCGCCGACGCCAATGTCGAAGGCGGCATTGGCGTCTACGCCGCAATTATCGGCGATCTTCTGGCGGCAACCTTCGCAGGCCCGGGCGGGGAGACGTCGACGCGCCCCCTGTAGCCGCAGCGGACAGCACGGTCGAACCTGACGCTGCGCCGTTCCCCTGGACGCGCGTCCTGCATGTCGGCCTCTGCCTGCTGCGGCTTCCTCCCGCCACGTTCTGGGCGATGACGCCCTTCGAATTCCACGCCGCAGCCGGGGGGCTTGCGCCGCGCGGCTCCGCCATCTCGCGGACGGATCTGGATGGCCTGCTCGCCCGGTTTCCGGATGCGACGGCGGCTGCGTAAACCAAGGTGAGACAATGGAAAACGACGACACGGACCTCCCGGCAATGACAGGGCAGGCCGAAACGCTGGAGCGTGCGCTGGGCGTCCTCGAGACGCGCTCGCGTTCCTTCGGATCGGCGCTGTCGAGCGCCCTGCGCAGTGCCGCCGATGGTGGCAAGGGCCTCGACGACGTGCTGCGGAGCCTCGGCAGCCGGCTGACGGACATCGCGCTGGCTGCCGGGCTGAAACCGCTGGAAACGATGATCTCAGGTGCCGCCTCCAATCTGCTCGGCGGCTTCGGCAAGCTGCTGCCGTTCGCCGATGGCGGTGTCGTCTCGCGGCCGACCTATTTTCCGATGGGGGGCGACATCGGGCTGATGGGGGAGGCCGGCAGCGAGGCGATCCTGCCGCTGAAACGCGGCGCGGACGGTTCGCTCGGCGTTGCAGCCTCCGGGACCGCAGGCACGTCGCAGATCGTCTTCAACGTGACGGCCGCCGACGCCCAGAGCTTCCTGAAGAGCGAGGCGCAGATTTCCTCCATGCTGGCGCGGACGGCAATGCGCGGCCAGCGCAACCTTTGAGGCTTCCATGACAGGCGGGTTCCACGAGGTGCGCTTTCCGCTGCGCCTGTCGCTCTCGACGAGCGGCGGCCCGGTGCGGCGCACCGATATCGTCAACCTCTCGAACGGTCGCGAGAGCCGCAACAGCCGCTGGCGGGATGCACGCCGAAATTACGATGCCGGCTCCGGCCTGCGGTCGCTGGCCGACCTCTACGATGTGCTCGAGTTCTTCGAAGCGCGCGGCGGCGAGCTCTATGGCTTCCGCTTCCGCGATCCGGTCGACTGGAAATCCGGACGGCCCGACAAGCCCGTGACGGCAATCGATCAGCCGATCGGTGCGGGCGACGGCGCGACGGCGAGCTTCGCGCTTGCAAAGACCTATGGCGATGCGGCCGCAAGCAGCGTGCGTCGGATCGGCAAGCCGATAGCGGGCTCGGTGGTCGTGGCGGTCGCCGGAGTGCCGCAGCCGTTCGCGGCTTTCGTCTGCGATCCCGCGACCGGTATCGTGACCTTTGCCGGAGACGTCATTCCGGCGGCGGGCGCGGCGGTGACGGCGGGCTTCGAGTTCGATGTGCCCGTTCGCTTCGCGACCGGCCGTATCGACGTCAATCTCTCCGCTTTCAACGCCGGGCGCATCCCCAGCATACCGCTGACGGAGATCGCGCCATGAGACCGATCCCCGCAGCACTGCAGGCGCATCTGGATGGCGATGCAACGACGGTGTGCCACGCCTGGCGCGTGACGCGGCACGACGGCATCGTGCTGGGGTTCACCGAGCACGATCACGGTCTCGCATTCGACGGCACCGCATTTCTCGCCGCCAGCGGTTTTTCCGCGAGCGTATCCGAACAGGAGGCCGGATTGCCGGCGTCGACCAGCGAGGTTGCGGGGGGCTTCTCCAGTGACGCTATCGCCGAGGAAGACCTGGCGCTCGGCCGCTACGACGGCGCCCGGGTCGAGGTATTCCTCGTCAACTGGGCCGCGCCGGAGCAGTACATGCTGCTGAAGGTTCAGGAAATCGGCGAGGTGACGCGCGATGCCGGTGGCTTCCGGGCGGAGCTCCGCAGCTTTGCCAGCCGGTTGAACCAACCGCAGGGGCGCATCTATGGGCGCCGGTGCGATGCAACGCTCGGAGACGCGCGCTGCGGTATCGATCTGTCGCGGCTGCAATTTCGCGCGGAGGGGATCGTGGTGTCGGCGCCGGACGCGAGCCGCCTTGTCCTCGCCGGCGTCGGCCCCGTAGCCGACGGCTTCTTCCGCTTCGGGGTGCTCGCCTTCATCGACGGCGAATACCGGGGACAGCGCGCCGACATCGAAGCGCAGGCCGTCGTCGACGGCATGATGGAGATCACGCTCTGGCTGCCGCTCGACAGGGCGCCGTTGCCGGGCGATCGCGTGGCGCTCACCGGCGGATGCGACAAGTCCTTCGCCACCTGTCGAGCGAAGTTTTCCAACCATCTGAATTTCCGAGGTTTCCCGCACATGCCGGGGGCCGATTTCGCCTACACCTATGCGGACGGCGAAACCGTTCACGACGGGAGCCCACTGTTCAAATGACGACCATTGCGGACGACGTCCTGGTGCTGGCCGAGAGCTGGATCGGCACGCCCTACAGGCATCAGGCCTCTCTGAGAGGTGTGGGATGCGATTGCCTCGGCCTGATCCGCGGCATCTGGCGGGATCTCTACGGCAACGATCCCGAACCGCCGCCGCTCTATGCACCGGATTGGGCCGAGCGGAGCGGCGAGGATCGGCTGTTGAATGCGGCGCACAGGCATTTCGGGCCGCCGGTTCCGTTGGCGCAGGCGCGTGCCGGGGATGTTCTTCTCTTCCGCTGGCGGCCTGAGATCGCCGCGAAGCACGCCGGTATTCTCTGCCGGGAACGGCACTTCATCCACGCCTACGAACAGGTCGCGGTGATCCGTTCTCCCCTGGTGCCGAGCTGGCGCAGGCGGATCGCGGCCGTGTTCCGGTTTCCGGAGAAATAGATGGCAACCCTTCTCTTTCAGGCAGCCGGCGCCGCCCTTGGCAGCGTCTTCGGTCCCGTCGGCGCGATCATCGGCCGGGCGGCCGGGGCCCTCGCTGGCAGCGTCGTCGACCGCGCACTGATCGGCGGCAGTTCCACCGTGCGCGGGGCGCAGCTCTCGACGGCGCGAATCCCCGGTGCGGACGAAGGTGCGGCGATCATCCGGGTCTACGGAACGGCCCGTATCGGCGGCACCATGATCTGGGCGACACGCTTCGAGGAGCAGGTGACAACGGAGCGGAAAGGCGGAAAATCCTCGGGTGGCACGAGAGTGGAAACCTTCCGCTACTTTGCCAATCTGGCAGTCGGGCTGTGCGAGGGGCCAATTGCCTGCGTCCGCCGTGTCTGGGCCGATGGCAAGGAACTCGATCTCACGAGGATGGAGATGCGTGTCTATCCCGGCAGCGGCGATCAGATGCCCGATCCCCTCATCGAGGCCAAGCAGGGTGCCGGCAACGCTCCTGCCTACCGCGGCCTCGCCTATGTGGTTTTCGAGCGGTTGCCGCTGGATGCGTACGGAAACCGGATCCCGCTGCTGCAATTCGAGGTGGTTCGTCCGATCGGCGCGCTCGAGAACAATATCAGGGCCGTCTGCATCATTCCCGGAGCGACGGAGCATGGCTACCGCACTCTCGCTGTTTCCGAGGGTTCCGGTGCGGGAAGTGCCCGCGTCCTCAACCGGAACAGCCGGCAGGGATCGACGGACTGGCAGGTGTCCCTCGATGAGCTGACAGGGCTCTGCCCCCGCCTGGAGCGGGTGGCGCTGGTCGTTTCGTGGTTCGGCACGGATCTGCGGGCCGGTGCGTGCCGCGTCCTACCGGGCGTCGAGGTGGCCGGCCGCAGCAACGAGAGCGCGCCCTGGTCCGTTTCCGGCGTCGACCGTGCGCAGGCCCACGTCATCAGCCGCGTCAACGGCGGGCCCGCCTATGGAGGTACGCCTGACGACGCCAGCGTGGTGTCGGCGATCGCCGATCTGAAGGCGCGGGGACTGGAGGTCTACCTTTATCCGTTCCTGATGATGGACATTCCCTCCGGCAACTCCTTGCCGGATCCCTATGGCGAGGCGGCGCAGGCCGCCTATCCCTGGCGCGGGCGCATAACCTGCTGTCCTGCCGCGGGGCAGGCCGGAACCGTCGATCGCACGGCACAGGCGCGCAACCAGTTGCTGGCATTTGCAGGCGTGGCGAGCCCGAGCCACTTCGCGGTCTCGGGGCAGCAGGTGATCCATCAGGGCGGCGAGGAGAGCTACAGGCGCTTCGTCCTGCACTATGCGCAGCTCGCACTGGCGGCTGGTGGGGTCGACGGCTTCGTCATCGGTTCGGAGCTGCGCGGATTGACCGAGGTGCGCGACGACAACGGCGCGTTCCCTTTCGTGGATGCGCTGATCTCGCTGGCCTCGGATGTGAAAGGCCTGCTCCCGTCGGCAAGGCTGACTTACGGCGCCGACTGGAGCGAGTATTTCGGCCACCACCCGGCAGACGGCAGCGGCGACGTCTATTTCAACCTCGATCCCCTTTGGGCCTCGCCTGCCATCGATGCGATCGGCATCGACAACTACATGCCGCTTTCCGACTGGCGTGACGACGATCTGGCCAATGCCAATCCGGACGGCTTCCGTCTGGCGGACGATCCGGATGCGATGACGGCGGCGATCGGCTCGGGCGAAGGCTTCGACTGGTACTATGAGAACGCGGCGGAGCGCCGGGCGCGCGTGCGGCGCCCGATTGCCGACGGGCAGGCGGGAAAGCACTGGGTCTTCCGCTACAAGGACATCGCCGGATGGTGGACAAATTCCCACTACGACCGTGTCGGCGGCGTCGAACGCACCGTCCCGACGGCGTGGATACCGGCAAGCAAGCCGGTCTGGTTCACCGAGCTTGGATGCGCAGCCGTCGACAAGGGTGCCAACCAGCCGAACGTCTTTGCCGATCCGAAATCCGCCGAGAGCGGCGCTCCCCATTTTTCGAGGGGCATGCGCTCCGACAGCATCCAACGCCGCTTTCTGGAGGCGCATCACGATTGGTGGGCAGGCGATAGGGTGCCGGCCGGAATGGTCGATCCCGCGCATCTGTTCATCTGGTCGTGGGACGCGCGGCCCTATCCGGCCTTTCCGCAACGCGCCGATGTATGGAGCGACGGCGCCAACTGGTGGACCGGCCATTGGCTGAACGGCAGGCTCGGCGGCGGCACGCTTGCCGACGTGATCGCGGCGGTGCTGCGCGACCACGGCGTTGCGGATTTCGACGTCTCGGAGGTCGGCGGTGATCTGACCGGCTACGTGCAAGGCGACCTCATTTCCGCCCGCAGCCTGATAGAGCCGCTGCTGCAGGCGTTCCAGATCGATGCGTTCGAGCATGCCGGCCTCCTGCGGTTCCGCTCGCGCGCACGGGCGAGCCTTCCGGCTTTCCCGCTCGAAACGCTCGTCGATCGCGAGGACGAACCGCTCTGGCAGGAAACACGCGGTCACGACAGCGATTTCGCCGCCGAGGCGGTCCTGACCTTCTACAATCCGGAGCTCGACTATGCGCAGGCAAGCGTGCGCTCGCACCGTGCCGCGCAGACGACGAGCCGGGTGATCAGGCAGGATCTGCCGGCGGTCATCTCGGAGGAAACGGCCCTTGCAGCGGCAGAGGCGCTGTTGCGCGACCATCGCATGGCCCGCCGTTCCGTTCGCTTCTCGCTGCCTTTCGGCGAGCTTCGCGTCCAGCCGGGTGATGTCGTGACACTGCCTGCAGGGCCGCCAGGGCGTTTCCTGATATCGCGGATCGAGGACGGCGATGCCCGCCGGATCGAGGCACGCGAATTCGCGCCGTCCAGCGGCGGCGGTCCGAGGATGTCTGTAGACGGGCGGGAACGTGGCGAGGCGTCCAGCCTGTTTGCGCCGCTCGTGCACCTGCTGGATCTGCCGCGGCTCGATGGCGGCGATGCAGCCACATTTGCGCGCGCCGCGGTTTTCGCAAAGCCCTGGCGCACGGTCGGTCTGTCATCCTCCCCGACGCAGGAGGGCTATCAGGGGAGGGTCCTCCTCGATCGCCCGGCAAGGATCGGCAAGCTGGCCGCGCCGCTCGTGGCCGGCGTCAGCGGCCGCTTCGACTGGGCGCAGGCGCTGGTTGTCGATCTGCCCTACGGCGATCTTTCGTCCGAACCTGCGGTCTCGGTCCTGAACGGCGCCAACCTGGCGGCTGTGCTGTCCGCGAACGGCGTGTGGGAGGTCCTTGCCTTCTCGCAGGCCGAGGAGACCGACAGTGGGCGCTGGCGTTTGCGCGGCCTGCTGCGCGCGCTGTCCGGCACGGAGGATGCAATGGAGTCAGGCGCGCCGGCCGGCTCGGCAGTGGTCCTGCTCGACGGTGCGGTGAAGCCGCTTGGAATTCGCGGCGACGAGATGGGGCTTCGGCTGAACTGGATTGCCGAGGCCGCGGGCGCCGCGGAAAAGGCGGGGCCATTCGCCTTCGAGGGCGGTTTGCGCGCTCTGACGCCGCTGTCTCCCGTCCACCTGCGTGGCGTCCGAAACGACGGCGGCAATATCGTCGTTTCCTGGACAAGGCGCGGGCGCGACAACGCAGACAGCTGGATCGGCACGGACATTCCACTCGACGAACCGTTCGAGCGCTATCGTGTCGAGATCATGGACGGCGCAACCGTCGTGAGAGTTGCCGAGGTCGACCGATCGGAATGGACCTACCCGCGGGCCGACGAGACAGCGGATTTCGGCGGTCGGCAAGTCAGCCTGTCGGTGCGGATCCGGCAGGTAGGGGAGCGCATCCCGCTGGGTATTCCGGCGAAAGCGACATTGTCAGTGTGACGTCTCATGAAAGGAGAAAAAGACATGAGCGACTTGAAATACTGGTACAGCTCAAAGACGATTTGGGGGGCATTGATCTCTGTCGGCGCGTCGCTGATGCACTTTTCCGGTGTGAGAGTCGGCGCCGCGGACCAAACCCAGATCGTCGACGCCATCGTCAGTATTACCGGCGCGGTCGGTGGCCTGCTGGCCGTCTACGGGCGGGTTACGGCCAAAGCTGCAATCAAGCCCGCATCGTGATCGGAGCATGGCTTGCGAGGGGCGGACGTTCTCCGCACCTCGCAGGTTTTCCACTGTCGAATGCCTTTAAGCGCTACTCTCAAATCGTTCTAAGCATCAGGCATTACAGTGCATTCATTTGCCATTCAGGTGGCTTGAGTACATAGTCGGGCCAAGTTGATATCCATTGAAAGCATAGCACATGGCCTCTCCTTTGAGCGTCGCAGCGTTGGCCGCCGGGCTGGCGGTATCGTCGCCCTCACCGGACAATTCGCGCAACTTTATCGTGCGCGTAGCAGGCGATTGCAGCGCAGCCGCACAACAAGTCGTGGAAAAGACGGGCGGGCAATTGCTCTCCGTCCAGCCTTCCGGCGACAGTTGCATCATCACGGTTCTGGTTCAGGGCAACGGTCAGCGCCCGCGCAAGGTAACCGTCAAGGTTCCGATGTAG